GTGCTCTTAATGTATTTATTTCTTGTGTCATTTTACTTAGAGCTCCCTTATTTTGTAATTCATCAGGAATATCCTTGCTTAGCTTTTTAGGATCTTTATTTGACTTGTTTCTACCTTTAATTTGTTGTCCTCCATGAAATTCATTAACATTATTTTTTACTTGTTTTTCAATACCTTCTTTTATTACGTCCAATTCAACTTCAATATCATAAATTTTTTTATTAATAATATTATTATATTCAATTTTACTCATAAGGTCATCCATAACAATACTTGGTATATTTGCTTGTTGAACACAAAATTTAGCGATTTTCTCAATATCATTTGAAATAAATATGGTTGGTCCATCAGTTAACGTATAAGCATCTTTAGTTGTAACATAAACACCTGATGTTCCTTGTGGAGTTGGTTCAGTAACTCTTGAGCTTGTAATTTGTTCAGATGCGAGTCGTGAAAGCGGTGCGCCAGCCAAATGATTAGACGGTTTTGACGTAACACCAGGTCCAAGACTCTTAATTTTATGAATCTTATTTCCATTTGTATCAACATTTACATTCTCAAAAACTCTTGGTCTTCTAGTTTCTTGAAAATTTCTATATATAATTTTCCAATTTGATTGATTAATATTTCTCAGCATTTCTACATAATAAACCTTTATATTTTTCATATCAATAGAACCTAAATCGTCAAAGTGTCTATCTAATCGCATTTTATTGTTAGCATAATTATTTTTATTCACAAATGTAATAAACTCCACTACCTCTTTCAAATCAAAATATCTTAATAAAGTTAAATGATTTAAACAATGATTTGATATCATTAAAATTTCATCATAATTGTCTGATAAATAATGTGGTAACACAACAAATCCATTTTTATTAATAATTGGAATGGATTTTTTACAATCGTGACTGACGATATTACATATTTCAGCACCAGGAAATTTATTTAAGAAATCAGGAATAGTTTCTGTTAATTCATTTTCTTTAGGTAGAGTAGCAGATGATAAAACTACCGTTGGAATTATATTATTCTTCCAATTTTTTCTAATGGTATTGTGAATTTCGTGTGTATCGTAATCCATTGTGATGGTAGGTTCATCCCAATAAGTACAAATATCTTCTGCTGGAAAGAATGCCAACATATAATACATTGCCGACAGATAAGATCTAATATCAGAAATAATTATCTCAACGTTATCACCAACTGAGTTGTCTACTTTTTTAATTCCACCAGTTCGCTTATTTTTTGTGAATTCTTTTGCCGCAAAGTAGTGTAATCTAATATCATCAGCACTCGAACAACCAAACGCAAAAGCTATCTTTTTATTCACAGAAACAGCTGCTCTTGCTAATGCTAAACCCACATGTCTCGCAGCACAAACAAATATTACCCTTTTCTGCTCTGAAAGAGCAATTGGTGTCATTGTTTTGCCTGTTCCAGTTGGCGCCATATATAATATTAGCTTTGGATTAGGATTTTTCATCAATGTAAATATCTCCTTTTGATGTTCATACAAAACCAAATCGCCATACTTAAATAAATTATCATTTTTCTCAATAAATTCTATAGCATTTTCTATAATGATTGCTTTGTTTATTTCATCAATAAATTTATTAAGAACTATATTTACAAAATTTCTAACATGTCTGTTTAATTTGATTATATTATTTCTAATAAGTTTATAAAGAGTATAATAGTGAAAATGAAATAATTTTATATTGGTTTCTAAATCGCTCATTTTTTTATCGATCAATTTTTTCGCTGTTAATAATTTCTCAAGATGTAACATTAAGATGCTTTCATAAATATCGTTGTTTTTTATTGTTTCTTCATCGAATCTTTCTAATCTTATTCTATCTGAAGAATTTGGTTTTATATTTACATCAATTTTCATTTTTTTATAAGTGGGATCTAAATCAATTAATAATTTCTCAATTTGATCAGACCTTTTACGCAAGAATCTATTATAAATATGATCTTCCATTTTCTCTGAAAATTCTATCTTTAAAAATGTAAAGATAGAATTATTTTTATTAATTTTTGTCCTTACATCATGATAACCTGATATAATCAAGTTTAACACAGACAATTCATTATCTGAAACGGAAATCTCAGTAGAATCCCATTCAGATTTATTGAGCTTACGTTGTTTTAAATCCATTTTGCTGGTTTTATTAGTTAGTTATATAATATTATCTTTATATATATTTTTATTTTCAATTTTTTATTTAATAAAATTGAAAATAAAAACAGATATAAATATAATGTATAAATAATACATAATAATGAATAACCAAATTCAAATTATTTCTGTTGAAGGTAATATTGGCTCTGGTAAGTCCACATTGCTGGCAAATCTTAAAAACCATTTTAATAATAATACAAATATCATATTCTTAAAAGAACCGGTTGATGAATGGAGTAAAATTAAAGACGAAAATGGAAATACAATATTAGAGAAATTTTATGGTGATCAAGAAAAATATTCCTTTTCATTCCAAATGATGGCTTATATTTCCAGATTAAAATTATTGAAAGATACTGTAAAAGAAATTCAAGATTCGATAAGGTTATGTCAGGGTTCAAATCCTCCGAAATTTATTATTATAACAGAGCGAAGCTTATTTACAGATAAAATGGTTTTTGCAAAGATGTTATATGATACTGGTAAAATTGAACATATTAATTTTCAGATATATCTTAATTGGTTTGATACCTTTATTGATGAATTTCCAGTTAATAAAATTGTTTATGTTAAAGCAGATCCTGAAATATGCCATCAAAGAATTGCTACCAGAAATCGAGATGGAGAGAATAATATTCCAATTGATTATTTAAAATCATGTAGCGAATATCACGATAATATGATGGTTCAAATAGCAAATGAAGATATTTGTAAATGTCAACTTGTATTAGATGGTAATAATAATATATACAAAAATGATGATATACTTAAAAAATGGTTTAGTTTAATTGAAAAATTTATTCATAATTAAATAAATTAATAATATAACTGATAATTATATTATTAATGTTTGAAAATAAAAAGACAAAGGACAATCCAATTTTAACATGTCCACATTGTGGTGATTTTATAATTATAATGAAAATTAATTGTGGAATATTTAGACACGGTGTCTTAATAGAAAATGGTAAACAAATAGATCCTCATTCACCAAAAGACCTTTGTGTTTATTATGCTAGAGAGAATAAAATATACGGTTGTGGTAAACCATTCCGAATTGTAAGAACAAATGAAGACGATTTTTATACTGAAATTTGTGATTATATCTAAAAAATTATAATATAAAATCTACAACAACCGGATAATGGTCAGAATCATATTTTCCACAATATTCGTCATAACCATGATAAATATAAGCATTGTCAATATTTTTTCTTATGCCATTAGTCACTAATACATGATCTATCATAGAATAGTTGCTTTCTGATGTTGCATTACAATTATTATCAGAAAACCACCAGTCACTGTATCTTTCATTTTGAGTAATTTCTTCAGCTACATTATAGAGTTCATAAAATCCAGATAATTCTCCTTCTAATCCCTTTAATATATCAAGTACTCTGGATGTAGGTTCATTATTATTAACATCTAATATTTCAGCATCATAGTCATTAAAATCGCCAATCATAATAACCTCATAACCTTTATTGGTATATTCAAAAATAATAGTTTGTAATACTGATGCCTGTGCCTCTCTTTTAGCACATCTTTCTGGATCAGTAGGTATTGCCAATAAATGTGCCGCAATAAAAGCTACATTATATTCGTTAAATTTAAATTCTGTAATATAATGTTTTGTAACACCAGAAGAACCAGAAGAACCTGTATATCCACATTTAGAATCTGGTATTGGATAATTATATCTATCTTCAGTTCTATATAAACTTATTTGTGGGTCTATACGTGTAAGCATGCCTACATTTTGTCCAGTACCAGTATCAGTACCTTTTTTTAAATATGGCATATATGTATCATCATCTAATCTATCTTTTAAAAGATTAAGTTCATCGCATCCTTCAATCTCACAAAAATTAATAATATCTGGGTTTAATTGTTTTACAACATTTGACACATAATCCATATGAGTATCTGATTCAGTTTCATTAACCCACGTACACCCACTTCCAGGACAATTCATAGGACTATAATAGTCAATAAATAGCCATTCTACATTGTATTGGACTAATCTTAAATTATTTTTGTTACTACGTCTGTCGCTAATAGTAGATACATATGGACATTCTGTATCAGACAATACCAGTTTTGCTAGGAACGATAAAAATATAAACACAAATATTCGCATCATTCTTTATATTACTTAATATAATTATATTTATACAAAATTTAAATATAAAAATGAAATAAAAAATCACATAAAAATAAATATACATATAAAGAAAAATGTTACCAAAAATAAATAATTTCTTTAATTCTTCTCCAAACAACAATATAACAGCAAAAATATATCCAGAAAAAAATATACCAGAAAAAATATACCCAGAAATTGATTTCAAATTAATGTTTGATGGTGGTAGTAGAGGAAATCCTGGGTTATCTGGTGCTGGAGCAGTTATATATCATGGTGATGATGAATTATGGTTTGAAAGTTTCTTTGTTGGAATGAATGCCACAAATAATCACGCTGAATATGCTGGTTTAATTTTAGGATTACAACAAGCAAAACTATTAAATATTAAGCGTATAAAAGTAGTAGGTGATAGTTTGCTTGTGATAAATCATATGAAGGGTAAATATAAATGTCGTTCTAATAACTTAATTGAATTATATGATAAGGCGAAGGAATTAACATCGTATTTTGAAGAAATTAAATTTGAACACGTATTAAGAAATAAAAATAAAAGAGCAGATGAGCTTTCAAATATTGCGATTGATAAATATTTAGAAGAAATTTATAGTTAATTATTCTTACTTATTCCTGTAACTTTAGATATATTCTTAATAATTTTTTCATTCTTATCTTGGTCTAAAGTCATTACTTCTACAACCATCTTATCATATTTATCTGATACTTTTGAATAAGCATTCTTATATTCTGGATATTTCTCTCGAAACTGTGGAAGTAATCTTATATTT